GATTTTTACAGGTTACATTTCAAATGTAGGAAGTGGTACGCCTATCGAGTTAGAGATGGAAGATAATATGTGGCTGCTAAAACAGATACCGGCTCCTACTAAATGTTTTCCATCCACAACAACTGTTGAAGATTTACTAAGGGATGTCATAGATTCGAAAGTATGCCCGCCACAGTATAAGGATGCTGTAAGTAAATTAACGGTGAACGCAATTACTAAAACAACGGTGGGGCAGTTTCTCACACAAGGGGAAACGGTCATGCAGATACTTGCTAGGTTTCGTAAAGATTACGGGTTAGAGGCTTATTTTAAAGGCAATGAATTGCGAATAGGCTTAGAGGTTTACTTGGCCAACGAAGCTGCAAATCATAAGTTCACCTTTCAAAAAAACATCATTGAGGATGAATTAGAATATCAGCGCAAAGATGATTTAGTGTTGAGTGCTTTAGCTACCAATACCATTGTAGAGAACACAGGAAATCAGACCAAAGATGGACAAAATAAGACCAAAAAAACGCAGCTTCAAGTGTTGGTTACGCTGAAAAATAACGTAGCCACATTCAAGGAAATTAAGTCAGGTGATAGCGTTTCCGAAAATACAGAAGGGCAAAGAAATAAATATTTCTTTCCGGGTGCGCAAAACATATCCGAGTTGGGGAAGTTGGCAGAGAAGAAATTAAGGCTACTTTATTATGACGGATTGACGGGAAGTTTTACTACTTTTGGGTTACCTTACGTAAAACAGGGGGATAGTGTGGAGTTGGTGGATAATATTTTACCTGAAAGAAATGGAAAGTACCGGGTAAAGAAAGTTGATTACGAAGGTGGGGTAGGGGGATTAAGGCAGACCATATCACTACACATGAAACTATTATGAGCGCAAGGAAAATACAGGATTCGGTTCAAAGAATATCAGGTACGCTTGGTAAGGATGATGTGCGCTTGATTAAGGGCGAAGTAAAGTCAGTTGATAAGAACACTAGAACTTGCGTAGTAGGTGCGCTCACCGGAAAGGAAAGTTTTGAGATAACCAATGTTCATCTGATGACGGTTGTAGATGATGGGATTTTAGTTATTCCAACGGTAGGTAGTCAGGTAACTATTATCGGCTCAACATTTGTTGAATTTACAGTTATTCAGTATAGTGAGGTGGACGAAATTGTAATGAGAGGTGGTGATTTGAAAGGGCTTGTAGTTTTAGATAAATTAGTGGATAGGCTTAATAAAATTGAGGACGATATCAACTCTATCAAAACAGCATTTACAGGATGGACACCCGTACCTAATGACGGAGGCGCAGCACTTAAAGCAGCTTCGGCATCATGGGCGGGGCAAAGATTGACTGATACGCAAGCAAGCGATATTGAGAATACTAAAATAACGCAAGGATGAGAGAAGATTTTTTACTTGATGGCGATGACTTGCTTATTAAAGACAGCGATTTTGTTGTAGGTGAAAGCGATATGCAGCACATCAAAGATACAATAAATGCAACGCCCGGATATTGGAAGGAATACCCCAATGACGGGGTGGATATTGTTTCTTATGAGAACAGTACGGGCGAGCAGCAGGATATACAACGTACGGCAAAGCTGCAATTACAAAGCGATGGGTACAGGGTTAATCCTATTGTAAACGCAGCGATAAATGGCACTTATACAGTAACTATTAAAGCGACTAACTTATGACTTTTATAGCACCTGACGGAGCAACAATATATGACATTTGTTTAAATACTTATCAAACGCTAAATTTGCTTGTGAAGTTGATGACGGATAACGGAATAAACGGAGTGAATGACACTATTGATGCTGGCACTGTTTTTACTTTTGATGAAACGCTTGTCAAAAATCTTCAAACGAAAAACTATAAAGTGAAATATGCGACAAAATGATAACAATACTTTCGAGCCGAAAATTTGCAACCCGTTCAAAAAAGAGAGAAGTGGGGCAATATAAAGATGTTTTGGAATATCAGTATACCTCAGGAGCGGATGGCGAAGCATCTATAAGCCTTCCTGCTCTTATTGGTAAGGAGATTATTCAGATAGAGAAGGAAATTAAACCTCTTTTATCTTCCGAGTATTCATTTAACGCATCATCGGGGCTATTGACTTTAATTGGAACAACAGCGGACGCAGGTCAAACCTTATTCATCCTATACAAAACCACCATAACCTATTAATGAAAAAATACCTTTCAATATTACTTTTATTTTTCACACTTAGTTCTTTTGGACAATCGTGGACTAAGATAAGTGGCAGGTACGATAATCAATGGGCTTCATTTGATAGTGCTTTGTTTATTCCTACGGGATGCGGCACACCTTCGGGCGTTGCTTCGCTAAGGAACGCAGGTAAAACAAAGATGGCAGCAATGTATTGGGATAGCTGCAATCTAAGACTGTACGTTTTTCACCCCGTAGATAGCACATGGAAACAACCGGGTGCAGGGATTACTTTATTGAACGGATTGACAGGATCAACACAGACGTTTGCAACGGGCAATTCGGGAACCAACTTCAATATCTCATCAAGCGGGACTACTCATACTTTTAATTTACCGGATGCAGGGGGAAGCAAAAGAGGGGCTTTAACTTCCGCAGACTGGATAAGATTTGACGGTAAACAAGACGCTATTACTTTAACCACTACCGGTTCAAGTGGCTCAGCAACCTTTACAAGTTCTACTTTAAACATACCTACTTATACCTTATCCGGGCTTGGGGGTATTACAAGGGCTTCGCTAAGCGCAACGGCTCCTGTAAGTTATAATTCGAGTACGGGCGTTTTTAGTATGGCAGCGGCAACCGGTAGTGTAAATGGATATCTTACTTCAACTGATTGGACTACATTCAACAATAAGCAATCAACAATAACGCTAACCACAACGGGAAGTAGCGGAGCGGCCACTTTCACAAGTTCCACATTAAACATTCCCAATTATACACTATCAGGACTTGGCGGGATTGGGCTTTCGTCCTTATCCGCTTCGTCCCCACTTTCATATAATAGCGGAACTGGTGCTTTCTCTATTCAGGTGTCAACATCCGCTCAAAACGGATACCTAAGTTCAACCGATTGGAATACATTTAATCGTAAGTTAGATAGTATTTCTCTTACTGCTACAAGCCCTTTGACTTATACAAGTTCTACTAAGACTTTGAGTACTAGTGTAACGGCTTCTCGTTTACTTGGCCGATATACTAACAGTACAGGAGCAGCACAGGAGATAAAATTAGGAACAGGTCTTACTTTATCTAACGATACTTTATCGGCATCATCAAGCGGTGGTTCGCCCGGTGGAAGTACAACGCAAGTTCAGTATAATTCATCAGGAGCCTTCGCAGGTTCATCTAGTTTAACATGGGACAACAGCAATACTCGATTAAGCGTGGGAGGGACGGCAAGTCCAACGGGAACGTTAACGGTAAAAATGCCCGGTGCATTAAGCAGTTCAATAGGGATGACCATGAGAAACAGTGCTGACAATGCCGACCTTTATTCATTCCGAGGTAACGGTGATGAATATTATGCCGGCACATTATTTTCTTTGCACTCACAAGGATTGGGCAATACCACTTGGGGATACAATGCAGGGCAAGCGATTAATACCAACAGTACTCTAGGAACTTATGTAGGTCGAAATGCAGGTTATAGCACAACGTCAGGCGATGAAAATGTAATGATTGGATGGGGTGCAGGGTATCAAAATACCACAGCAGGAAACAACACCTATATAGGTGCTTTTGCTGCGCAAGCAAATGCAAGTATAGCAACTAAGGCTCAAAATGTATTCATTGGGGCAGAGGCGGGCTATAATAGCGCAGCGGATAATTCATGTTTTATTGGTTACCGGGCGGGCAACTATTCTTTAGGTTCATCCAATATGTATATAGGTCGCTCGGCAGGTGCGGGTGTGGTAACAACAAATACAGGGAGTAACAATAGTGCTATCGGATATAATGCTTTATCATCAGTAACAACGGGTAGTAATAATATTGCCATTGGTACAAGTTCGGGAATCAATATAACAACAGGCGCACAAACAACCTTAATAGGTGCGGAATGTGTATCCAACGCTTCGGGCGGTACAACATCTAATGCGGTGTATGTGGGGTATCGTGCAGGATATAGTTCAACTGGTGATGACAATGCCATGATAGGCAGGTCGGCAGGGCAGAACAACACCACAGGATACGAAAATGTTTTTATTGGAAGGAATGCTTGTTCTACCAACACCACAGGCAGAGATATTACGATTGTAGGGGCTTTTGGTGATGTGAGCGCAGCAACGGGCATCGCCAATGCAACGGGTATAGGTGCGAATGTGGTAGTAAGCCAAAGTAACTCGGTTATACTTGGCTCATCATGTAATGTGGGTATTGGAACCTCAACACCTAACGCATCTAGTAAGCTAGATGTAAACAGTACAACACAAGGTAGTAACCCTTTCCCACGTATGACATCAACACAAAGACTAGCCATTAGTTCTCCTGCAGTTGGGCTTCATGTTTATCAAACGGACGTTGTAGAGGGTGTGTACGTTTACAAATCAGGCGGTTGGGCATTCGCATATTAAAAATAAAATTATGGCACTATTAGTAAAACCATCAGGAACACAATCTATTCAGATTGAAGGCAGCACGGCAAACTTATCAGAAATTACCGTCTTGCTTGAAATTGGTATCAACAAAGAAAATACCGTTATTGAAGTGTCAGGCTATCCGTATCAGTCATTGACAGACATGACGGCATTAAACATACCTGACCTTATGCACTTTGGTAAATTTGACATACCGGCAGGTAAAGAAGGAAGCGTATCGGTAGCGCACAACTTAGTAAAAAAGGAACTCGAACTTGGAGGATATTTAGTAACTATAATTTAAACAAAATGAACTCAGGATTATTCAAACTTGGATGGCAGGATTTCGCCAAAGGCGCATTGGTAAGTGTAGTAACTGCGGTGCTAGGCACACTTGGAACTTCTTTATCAAGCGGTCATGTACCTACGGGTGCAGAATGGAAAAGCATAGGATTGCTTGCACTTTCTTCATTGGTGGCTTACTTGGGTAAGAATTTTATAACTAACTCCGAAGGAACTATTGCAGGCAAAGAAAATAATTAATGTATGGAACAGCATGAAATTAAAGGAAATGCACAGGTAGATTTTATTGCTCAGTCGCTTACTAGCATTATGGATAGATTAAACGAGCAGGATTCTATTATCGGTCAGTTACGGGAAGCGCAATCAGCGACAAACGCTAAGCTAAACAACGGGATATCTTCAAACTTGGAAAAGTTAGTGAAAAAAGTTGATAGCCTGCATGAGTTTATGATTGAAACTAAGACCGTGGCCAAGATGGAAGAGAAATCGCATGAAGAGGATCACAACAAAGCTATGACTAAGCTAGGTTGGAAACTTGGCGCGCTGCTTACAGGCCTAATGTTTGTACTTCAAATTGTAGTGGACTATCTTAAATCGCACTTGTTTGTTATTGCAATTCCTTTGATATTCATGCTGACATCATGCAGCCGTCAGCGCATGCAAGCGATTCATTGTAGTAAATGTCCGCACTCGGATAGTACTTATGTGCATGAAGTTGTTACCGAAGTGCCACATGATAGCACTATTTATTTCTTTGGAGATACTGCTATTACTACGGTGCATATTGTATGCGACACTGCCTTAGTGCCTCACGTTGTTTATAAGAGCGTTTCGGGGCGTAGGGTGCATCAAGATGTTACCTTATTAGATAACTCGCTCACCGTGCGCTGTATTGATAACCCGGATAGCTTAAAATTGCATTGGACAAATACTGTCAGGACAAATCTTGTCCAAAAAATACGCAACTATCAAATTCCGTTTAAGAAACCGTTTACCAAGTGGCAACTATTTCAGATATGGACGGGTAGGGTAGTTTGGATATTGCTTTTGATCGTGGCATTGCTGATAATTTCTAAGGCTATTATTCAAGCATACTTCCCGGAAAGTAGGGCGTTAAAATTCATATCTAAAATACTATGAAACTAATTGACGTAGCCAAGTCTTATATCGGACAAAAGGAAATTGAAGGAAACAAAGGTTTCCCTGATAAAGACTTTGAGAATAAGTTAAGGTTTGTCGGATGGCAGCCTCCAATGGCTTGGTGTGCTGCTTTTGTAAAAAGATGTGTTTATGATGCGGCTAGTCCTGATGATTGGAATCGACTAGGTGAACACATGAACATGAGTGCATTGGGTACATATAACGGGCTTAAAGCTGCCGGGTGTACTATAAGTCAAGTTCCTGTATTGGGTTCGTTGGTGGTTTGGCAGCATGGGAGTACGGTACAAGGCCATATTGGAATAGTAAGCAGCGTACAGGATGATACGAATTTCACTTCGATTGAAGGTAATACAAACGCATTAGGAGGTCGTGAAGGTGATACGGTAGCCGAGAAGAAACGCAAGACTACCCCTATGGGCAATCTTACTTTAAAAGGGTTTGTAATCCTATGAAAATAATTAGCGAAATTGTCAAAGAATACATCGAGAAATATTCGCTTGATGGCAAGCTAACCGTACCTAAGCAGACCTTAGCTAGAATTATCCTACAAGGAAACCCAAGTGTGGAATTTACGGGGGAAGATACCGATACAAAAATTCACAATATTAGGACGGTAATTAGAAACTGGACGGGAGCCAATGGAGATAGGAGAAGAGGACAAAGACCCGAAGATATACCCTTAATAAGTACTCCAAAAGAAGGCTTAAATCTTCTGCAAGAGTTCATTGATGAAAGCGACTGCGTAGAATCGCAGCCTTTTCAGATACAGGGTGCGAAGAATATTGTTATCATCAATGATGTTCATATACCGTTCTTCCATCAAAAATCAATTATCACCGTATTTAAGTACCTAAAAGACACACAGCCCGATGTGTTGTATCTAAACGGGGATATAATGGATTGTTACCGACAAAGTAGCTTTCAGCCTGATCCACGCCGAAGGAACACTAAAGGCGAACTAAGGCTTGCAAAAGAGTTTCTTAGCATATTAAGATCTAAACTTCCCAATTCGCGAATCATATACAAGTTTGGTAATCACGAGAAAAGATGGGAAGATTTCCTAAAAAACAAAGCGCCAGAGCTGCTCGAAATAGACGAGTTTCATCTTAACATGATACTAGGTTTAAACGGCATGGGAATAGACTATCTGCCGCAAGATAAATACGCAGTTGCAGGGTATCTGAATATCTTACATGGTCATGAGTTGGGTAAGACGTTTGGAATACCTGCTAATCCTGCAAGGTGGCTTTATACCAAGCTAAAAGGCAACGCAGCGATAGGACACCTTCATGTTACATCTTCTCACTCTGAAAGCAGTATTAATAGGAGCGAACACGCCACATTTACTATTGGCTGTTTGTGTGGCCTTAGCCCGGAGTATTTTCCAACGGCATTTGTAAAGTGGAATCACGGGTTTGCACACGTAGAAATGGACGGGGACAACTTCACTTTCAATAACCACAAGATTATTAATGGAGAAATTAGAAGATAAACCCGAAGAAGAAAAGGTAGAAATTGAAATACCATCCGATGTGGAGGAGGTGTATGAGGAAGAACCTACCACGATGCACGATTATTTGAGCGCAGCTTATTACGCTCTGCAAGCATTGGGTGATATTGATACAGGAATGATGACAAAAAACGAAGTGCAAAGGCTTAACCGGGTAAAAAGGAAGTCACGCAAAATCATTTACTTCGTCATTGAACAGTACGCTGAAGAACTTGGCTTGTAGTTTCAATTCCTCCGAATTTGGGGGGGTTATCCAACTTGTGACGTTTTTACACGGGTTGATTTACAATCGTTGCTCATGCTATTTGCTTTTTGTTATTTTCTTCGTTCCATTAAGCCTTGCATCCCTTCGCTTAGTAAAGAAATGCGCCAAATCGTAAGCCGTATTTGGGCTTGTACCTTCGCCTTTTAAATAACGATAGATAGTAGTTTTACTAACTGCCAAAGTAATACTTGCAGCAGTTATATCCTTATCGTCAATCTCTTTTGCTTTTTTCAAAGCGAGCAATTCCTTTGTGTTGATTTGAAGTGAAGTCATACATTTTTTATTTGATGTTGCAATACTAATAAATAAAAATAGAATAACCAAATTATAGCCATAAATAAATTTATTTCGCCAAATACTTGCAATTAAAAAATAAATTATATAGGTTTGCATCACATTAAAAAACAGCTAGGGCGAGGCGGTGAGGTAAAATAAGCAGTATCAAGAGCCGTCCCCTAGCACTTTTAAATCAAACCAAATGAAATATCAAGATCAAGTAAAAGCAACCGACAAAGCCCCCGCAGGATGGAATATTCTAATGGCAACGATGTTTTTCTTCGCTACTATGATGATGATTTCCCAATGCGTAAAGCATCAGCAACCACAACCGACTTTTCAATCATCTAAATAAACAAAAAAACCTATGAAAAATCCTTTAGAAAACACAGGCTTTACTAAGCCAACCGACTATGACCAATTAAACATTATTAACCCCGTTGCCGCTGCACATAAACTTTTTATTGCAGCAGTTACAGAAACCTTTACATTGGAGAAATGCCCGTTGGAAAGTGTTACATTCAAACAAATTGAAGGTGCAAGCCCGGATGATATTATGCACCTTGCCAAGCAAAAAGAATTTACTGTCATTCCTAGTGCTTTGGGATATATTATGATGCACATGGCTTGTTCACCTATTGATGGAGGACGTGGTACCCAATGGATCCACAGCACTCCCGTTGCCGAAGATATAAAAGGTGCTGAACAATGGATAGCAGATTGGGAGTATAACTACCGTAAAAACAAGGAAGAAAAGCTATCACAAGTAAATGCCGACTTTGATATTATTACTCAAACAACCAAATAAATAACCATGAGCGAACAATTAGAACAAGTAGGCTTGCCATCATTCAGCGATACACAAGCCTTTGAACACGCACAGAGGGTAGCTAAAATGCTATCTTCATCAACTCTTATTCCAAAAGAGTATCAGAATAATATTCAGAATACGATGATTGCTTTAGAAATTGCAAACCGTACAGGGGCTAGTCCCCTTATGGTAATGCAGAACTTATACGTAGTTCATGGCAAGCCATCGTGGAGTAGCACATTTATTGTAGCCGCTATTAACTCATGCGGTAAATTCAGCCCCCTACGCTATGAATTAACGGGAACGGGCAAAGACCTTGCTTGCATGGCTTGGGCTACCGACAAGGCAACGGGTGAACGCTTAGACGGTGTTCGTATCACTATGGCGATGGCAGAAGCGGAGGGGTGGGTATCTAAATCAGGCAGTAAATGGAAAACGATGCCCGAACTAATGATAAGATACAGGGCTGCTGCTTTCTTTGGTAGGCTTTATGCTCCCGAAATGATGTTAGGTATGCACACGGTGGACGAGGTGGAGGACGTACACGCCCCGAAAATGAAGATTGAGCCTGCTGATGTCGAAGCCAAGCGAAGTGCGGAAATGAAAGCTACCGTAGCAAAAATGATTGAAGGCTGCAAAAGTGAAGATGACTGCAACCAACTTTTACAGGATGCCGAACAATACGGGTTGCAAAAAGAACTTGCAGAGAAGCGTAATTTAATCACAGGTAAATTGATGTAAGATGAACTTCGATAACTACAAATTCAGAGCTTCCTGCGTTGGTAAGATAATGACCAATGGAAGGGGTAAAGACGATATGGGAGAAACAGCCAAATCTTACCTAAAGCAAATCATCCGAGAGGTGCGATGGAAACGCCAAGAGGATATTGACACTAAGCAGATGCGCAAGGGTAATGTGTGTGAACCTGAAAGTGAAACGCTGTACAATGTTTACAGGTATCTTAACAGGCGCAAACCCGCTTGTGGTGAGTTCAAAAAGAATGAGGTGAACTTGTCCAATGACTTCAACACGGGAACGCTTGACCTAACCAATACGAATAATTGGGAAACAGCAAAGGAAATCATTGATATTAAAAGTTCATACGATTGGACTACGTTTCCTTACGCCAGCGATCCTGTTACAGGTATTTATGAATGGCAGCTACAAACCTACCTTAGCTTAGTGCCGACTGCTAAAATTGCTATCCTTGCCCATTGCCTAGTGAATCTTGATGGCGATAGTTTTTTAGACGAGCAAAGGCGAATTGGTTTCAAGTGGAATGATCCGCAGTTAATGAGCGATGATGCAATTAAGGATTGCAAGAAACTTGAAAAACGATTTATCTACGATATACCGAAGTTTATTAAAGACAATCCTCATATTGAGATTTTCAGCGACATGGCTACGTTCCCTAATATCCCCGAAATAGAAAGGGTGAGGGAAGTAATCATTGAAAGGGATGATGCAGCTATTGAACGTATGCACGCCCGTGTAATCGAGTGCAGGAATTGGATGAACGAGAATTGGGATAAGGTGTAAACGGTGGAGGCTAAACGCCGTTGGCGATTTGGAACAGTAAATTATCAACTTAAAATAATGTAAATATGGAACACGAAAATTTGAATAAAGAAGAAACCGCCAATAGCGATTTAGGTGCTGTTATCGGCAGTTTATATCACGATATTTATTTATTCAAAGTGAAAGACTACACAACTATTTTACTTGGAAGATACCACGATGGAAAATTCTACATTCAACGTGGGGATGGGGTAAAATACGAGTATGATGCATACAGAGTTGTTTGGAAGCGGTTACTAAATTGCTGCTAACGTTTTGCAGGTTTATTTAGTTGCGATTTAAAAACGAAAAATTATGATAACAGAACAAAGTTACTTAGAAGCAAAAAAGATAGTTGAAACCTACGAAAGTAAGCAATTATTGAATAAACCTATTGTTATAAGACAAGTATGCACTATCGGAGGAGAATGTAAAGTTAGAGGTGAAAATAATGAATGTAAAGGAACTGCGTATTGTGGGTACAAAAAGCATACTTTCTTATAACGGTCGGCAATATGAAACGGTTGCCTTGTAAGACGTTTCAAATTTACTAAACAGCCTGATGGCAACTGTTTTATATTGCTTGTTAGGCACAGTACTTTATCAAAATGACAAACAAAGAACGAAACTTAATTAAAAAGAAAATACTTAAATGCTTAACCGAAGATTTTAAAGGCAATCAAGCGATATTTGATAAGAAACAGGGTTGGCAAGTGTTTAACGGAACTGATTTAGATATGGTTATGGATGCCGTATGTAAAGGTTTAGAAATGGCAAAATATGAGATGTGTGAAGGCGTTTCTTAGTATTGTGCCTAACTAGGGGCTAAGAATGCAGTTTGCGTCCTTATACAAATAAAACAAAGGGATAGTAGAATATTATGGAAAAAATGACCTACCGAGAATTTATTGAACTTTGCAAAGAATTAAGAAGGCTTCAAGAACTATGCAGAAAGCCAATGACGGTGTATGAAAAAAACAAAGCCAAGAAAGCAACAGCATAATTTGAAAAAGAATTTGATAAAAAATTGAAAGAACTATGACACCCACAGAAATAATCAGAATGACCGCTACTATATGCGGAACTACTCCCGAAATGATAAGGAGTAAAAGTAGAAGAAACGGATCGGCTAAAAAAGCCACAGAAAAAGCAGTCTTTGCCCGGTGGTGCGTTTGGTTTATCATGTACCATTATTTAGGACTGCCAAAGAACGGTATATCATCGGCATTTGATATGCACCACGCTTCTATCATTCATGCACTAGGTACAAAATTTGACAAAGGGCAATTACTTAGGGATGCCGAAATGATCAAAGAACGAGGCATTTTACTTGCACGGGTAATTGAAGGATATTATTATCATCAGGCTATTGCGAGTTGATTTTTTTTAGTATTTTTGGAGCGTAAATAAGCGTGGTGGCTTATACAAAATTCTAAATGCTCGTTGTTCGATGATTGGTTTCCACCACAACCTTTCATCTTTCAACGGGCAATTTTATTTTATGAGTACTTTAATACATGAAGAATTATTCTTCGGGGCTGACGAAAAAGAAACCGCTGAGTACAAAGTATATGTAAATGGGCAAGGCGATATTTATATAGCAGACTTTGATGACGATAGAATAGATGCCAATGTTATTGTTATTTTAAAAGAAGATTGGCATACTTTCAAAAAGTTTATTGACCAACAACTGAAGAAAAATGGGTAAAGACCCCGCATTTTTGTTTTATCCAAACGATTGGGTTGGGGGAACTATGGGCATGACCTTTGAGCAGAAAGGGGCATACATGGAGTTGTTAATGGCTCAATTTAATCGTGGTCATATGACCACAGATATGATAGCTCAATTAGTAGGTCAACATTGGGACATGATTAAGGTCAAATTTGTGCAGGACGAAAATGGACTATGGTATAATCAAAGGTTGGAATTAGAAAAAGAAAGAAGAAAAAATTATACACAATCTAGACTTAACAACCGTTCAGGCAGTAATCAACACACAAAGAAAAAGCCTAAAAAACAAGCTCATATAGGGGGTCATATGACCAATCATATGGAAAATGTAAATGTAGATGAAAATATAGATAATAAATGGTACAGAAAATTCCTTCACCTAAAAATCACCGAAGATGAATTTAACGACCTGCTAAAACTTGGCTACTCAAAACAGCAGATTGATGATGTTTTGGATTCCATCGAGAACTACAAAAAAAACACTCAGTATACAAAATTATTCCTAACAGCTAAAAATTGGTTAAAAAGGGATGCAAAATTAACACCACAAACCATAACCTATGAACGCAAGCCGGGAATACGAGAGTAGTATGGGACTTATACCACCTCAAAACATTGCATTAGAGGCACATATACTTGGCCTTTGCCTTTTCGACAAGGAAGCAACAGCAACTGTGATGCAATTAATCACAGAGGAGATGTTCTACAAAAACGAACACCAAGCCATTTTTTCGGCTATTACAGGGCTTTTCTTGGCAAAGATGAACGTAGACATACTTACGGTGTCAGAGTCGCTTAGAAAGGCTGAAAAGTTAGAAATGATAGGAGGGGCTTATTACCTTGCTGAAATATCAGGCAATGTAGCTTCAGGAATACACGTTACCGATTGGTGTCTTATAGTCAAGGAATGTTGGATAAAAAGAGAATTGATCCGCTCACAGGCAGAAGGGATAAGACTAGCTTACTCGGATAGCGCAGATTGCTTCGAGTGTTTCTCCTACACAAACAACGCCTTAGCTGTTATTGGGAATAAGATTGAAATGGGTAAAAACATCATGTGGTCAGATGTGGTAGCTAAAGCCTATGTAGGAATATTGGAGATGGCAGCTAAGAAACATGAGGACGAAAGCGCAATACCGGGCATCTCGTCTTATATCAGTTCGCTTGATAGTATTACTTTAGGTTTTCAGCGTAATGAATTGATAATCATTGGAGCAAGGCCAAGCGTGGGGAAAAGTAGTATCATTTCTTACATGATGCGAAATCTAGCAAAAGATGATATTCCCGTAGGTTTTATAAGTGCCGAAATGAGCAGTAACAGCGTAGCTGAATTGATGATAAGTGCCGAAAGTGAGATTGATGGTTACAACCTGAAGTCAGGCAAACTAAGCGAAGGGGAAACGGCATCGCTGAACAACGCTATTGGGAGATTGGAAAAGTTACCGATTAATATTGACGATGCTAGTAACATGACCATTGAAAGGTTGGCTATCATTGCCCGGAAGTGGTACAACGAACAAGGGATAAAGATTTTGTTTGTAGATTACCTGCAAATGCTTAAGACCACTACAAGGCAAGGAACTAGGGATATGGAACTAGGGGTAATAACCAAAGGGCTAAAGAATATAGCTAAGGACTTAAATATCCCCGTAGTTGCTTTGTGTAGTTTAAACAGGACAAGCGCAAAAGAGAAAAACGCCCCAACGATAACTGACTTAAGGGATAGCGGAAATATTGAATCGGATGCTGACCTCGTTATCTTACTGCATCGCCCAGAGGTTTACTTAGACCACGAGAGCATCACAGACGAAGTGAGGGGTAAGATGGAAGCGGATATTTGTAAGAACAGAAACGGTAAAGTTGGATTAGCTTTAATCTACATGGACAAGAAAACGAGAAGTTTCCGAGATTGGGAAACAAGGAACTCAGAACCTACAAGAAATTACGGTCAGTTAAAGTCGAGAACGAGCAGTCAGGATATAGCAGAACAAGATTTACCATTTTAAAATAATACAATGAAAACCTGTTTAGAACACTACGAGGAATTGCCCGAACCATTTAGGTCAGAGGCAATCGAAAATCATAAAAATTTCGCTTTAACAAGGAAGGTTAAAAAGTGCGAAACATTGGCAGGTGCTATTGCTACGGGCTTTTCGTGGGCATTAAGTCTTGAAGGGGGAAAGTATTGGTACAAATTTTACAAGACAATCAAATAGTGCAGCAAGCAATTTTATTCAATATATGACACACTTTAAAAACGAAAAAACATGAAGAATTTACTTGTTAGCTTTTCAGGGGGAGAAACATCAGCGTTTATGGCTCAATGGTTAAAAAAACATTATAGGGAATTTGGCTATGAAAACATTGTTTTTGTATTTGCAAATACAGGACTTGAAAACGAACAGACTTTAGAATTTGTTGAAAGGTGTGATACTTATTTCGGCTTAAAATTGCATTGGGTGGAGGCTTTAGTTTGGCAAGGAGAGAGAAGGGGAACAGGATATACCATAACCGACTTTGAACACGCTAAACGCAAAGGAGAACCATTTGAAGCTGTTATACAGAAATACGGAATACCGAACCAAGCTACACCACATTGCACAAGAGAATTAAAGCAAGCACCAATAAATTCATTTGCAAAAGTTTGGTTTAATGATGAGGCTTATCATACGGCTATTGGAATTAGAAAAGATGAAATTGATAGGATGAATGCAAGAGCCAAAGAAATGGGGTTTATTTATCCGCTTATAAATAGCAAAATGATACCTTCAAATAAACCAATGGTAAATATCTTTTGGCGTCAAATGCCTTTTAGATTAGAGTTAAAAGGATATCAAGGAAACTGCAAGACTTGCTGGAAAAAGTCAGACAGAAAACTTTATCAAATTGCAAAAGAAAATACATCAGCATTTGATTTTATGAATGAAATGGAACAGAAATATCCGACTGACCCAATGGGATACAATAAGGTGTTTTTTAGAAATAATCGAAGCGCAAAGCAGATAATCGAAGAAGCAAAGAATTGGAAAGGAAGAATTAAAAACGATGCCGATGAATATACTTATCAACTAGATTTACTTGGCGGTGAAAGTTGCGAAGTATTTTCAGAATGTAGTAACAATTAAAACAATTTAACCATGCACACCTCCACACAAATTCAAGCCTTCCACGAAACAAAAGAAGTAAGGGAAGGGCAAAAAGCAAGGATGCTGAGATTTTTTCAGAGTAATCCTAATGAATGTTATTCAGATCGGGAGCTATCTGTAATTATCGGTATAGGTGAACGCCAAGCTGGAACACGAAGAAAAGAACTGCAAAATGAAGGTAAAGTCAAATGTGTAGGCACAGACCGATGCAACCTTTCATTGCGCACCGTTCAGTTCTACCAACTCGGACAAGGGGAATCAGTACAAGGCACAAGCCTAAAGTCAAAAGTCGCTGAATTGCGTAAGTTTGTGAACGAATACGGGGCAGGAGATTTGATTGCGATGGGAATACTGAATAAAATGGATAAGTTAGGACTATGAAGCAAGTAAATTTATTTGGGGGAGAATTTGACCCAAGCAAAAATGAACAAAAATATTCAACCAAGATTGAAGCCCCTATTTATGAGCCTAAAAACGTAAAGCCGCATTTAATAGAACTTTGCGACAAAAGCAAAACTCATAGATTAATGAGGGAAATTGATATGTCTAATTTGCCTATTGAAGAAAAGAACTTTTTAATGGATGCAGCAAGAAGGCACAATGTTTTTAACTATGAGAAGGTTGCTGATTACTATGCTCACGCTACACCCGAAATGCAACAATTAATGGAAAGAAGCGGATTGGTAATTATAGACTTTGAAAAGGCTGTTGAATATGGATATATTAAATTATGTGATGAAATAAAAACTCAATACCTTACAGAATATGGAGAATAAAGATTTTGCAATATTTATTATGGTGTATGGAAGACCTGATAAGAACCTAACATACAATACTCTACTAAAATGCGGATATACGGGCAAAGTGTATTTTGTAGGCGATGATACCGATAGTGAAATTGATGGCTACAAAAAACTGTATGGTGATGATTTATTAATTTTTGATAAAAAAGAAGTTGCTAAAAAATACGATAGCGGTGATAATAGCGGAGATTTAAGAAGCACAATGTTTGCCGCAAATACAATTTTTGATTTAGCTGAACAAAAAGGAATTGAATATTTCTATATAATGTGTGATGATTATTACGAGTTTGACTATATGTTTAAAGACGAAATAAAGGGGATGAAATTATGTAGGAATATTGATAAAGTATTTGACTTGACCATTAATTTTTTTAAGACTACAAAAGCATTATCAATAGCATTTGCCCAAACAGGTGATTTTATTGGTGGAATAGATAATGGTAAAGGTGTTTACAGATTTAGTAAAAGGAAAGCTATGAATAGTTTTTTATGTAGCACAAAAAGAAGATTTGAATTTTTGGGAAGAATGAATGAAGATGTAACGACCTATATTAATTTAGGAACAAAAGGAGAATTATTTTTAACTATTCCAGTTTTTGCTGTAAACCAAAAAGATACTCAGCAAGTTAAAAAAGGACTTACTGAAATGTATGTTGATAATGGAACTTATATCAAGTCTATGTTTTCAGTTATTTACAATCCTTCTTGTGTTAAAGCATCAATAATGAATGCTTCGCACAAAAGAATACATCATTCTATAAAATGGATAAATACAACCCCTATGATAATTAGTGAAAAGTATAAAAAGTATTAGTTATGATTCGCAAGGTAAGCAAGAAAAGAGCGCAGCAGAATAGGGACTACTCAAAAGTAAGGTTGGAATACTTGGAAGCGCACCCCGTATGTGAGGCGAATTTACAGGAATGTTTAAAAGTGGCAGACGAGATTCACCATAAAAAAGGCAGGACAAATGATTTACTTTGCAATAGCGAATACTTTTTAGCAGTATGTTGGAATTGCCATGTTTGGATTGAATTAAACCCAAAGGAGGCAAAAGAATTAGGATTTAGTTTTAGTAGGATTCATAAAAACTTGTAACTTTGTAGGATGGCAAAAGGTGCAAAGTTTGACAAGCAAAAGACGCTTACTCTCATGGTTAGTTTACTCCGTGAAGGTGGAACACGTGGCGGAATTTTGTCAAAGGTTGGCAAAACATGTCAATGTAGCGTAAGGACACTAGACAGGATATTAAAGGAAGCCACACAGATACACATGCAGGAATCAGCACAGCTTCAAAAAGCCGAACTTGAAGGATTGACCGAGGCGAGAAAAAAAGAGGCAATGGAGGGTGTTTTAAGCAGTTTGGAGCGCAAAAAGATTTTGAGCGAGATTGCAAGGGGCAAAGTTTTAGTAAAAAAGCCTGTCGTAACTAAATTCGGGGTGGAAGAAATTGACTGTGAACCCGATCACGGGGATAGGAAAGCAGCTATTGCCGAACTAAATAAGATGGACGGGGATTATGCGCCGGTTAAGTCAAAGCAAGAAATCACAATAGACAAGCCCGTCATCATAGACTGGAATGGAACAGCTTAAATTCACCCCAACACCAAAGCAGCGGGAGGCACACCGGTTACTAAAAGAAAACAATATCGTGCTTTATGGTGGTGCTATTCGTGGGGCAAAGTCTTATTGGGGATGCCTCGAGATAGTTACCTTCTGCTTTCAATATCCTAACAGCCGGTGGTTAATGATGCGAGAAAGTATGCCAACCTTAAAGCGTACATTATTAAAAACCTTTAACGAGTACTTTTTAGGCAAGGGGCTTCATGCCTACGTCAAGCATTTTAATCAGCAAACGCAAACAATCACTTGGAACAACGGCAGCGAGATTATATTCATGGCCGAGAGTTACGACACGGATAAAGAGTTAAACCGGTTCCGGGGCTTGGAGATAAACGGGGCTTTCGTGGATGAGGTGAATGAGATTAACGAAGAAACCTTTAATAAGATTATCGAGCGTGCAGGTTCGTGGTTTGGTTCGCCCGGCTGCCCAACAAAGATATTAATGAGTTGTAACCCTAATCAGGGATGGACAAAGGATCGATTTTATGACAGGTGGAAAGCAGGAACCTTGCCCAAAGGCGTGGCCTACTTACAGGCACGAATAGAAGATAACCCACATATCCCCCAAGAATACATTGAGAGCCTTAAAATGCTTCCCAAGTATCAGTACAAGGTATTCGTAGAAGGCGAGTGGGATATAAGCCTAAAAACAGGTGGTGAGTTTTACAAGTGCTTTGAATTGGATAAGCACGTAGGTCATTGCGAATACAATCCTGAATTGCCATTACATATCAGTTGGGATGATAACGTCAACCCATACTTACCGGTAGGCATATTTCAGATTGAGGGCAAAGCAGTTCGCATGATTGATGAGATAGCCGGAGTGAATCCAAACAACACCATAAAAGCCGTCTGCAATGAAATCAAGCGCAAGTATATGGGGCATAAATCAGGAATGTTCGTTTACGGGGATAGTACAGCTCAAAAGGACGATACCAAGATTGAGAAAGGGTATGACTTTTTTAGGCTTGTGATGGAAGAGTTGAGAGAGTTTCTCCCACAGCGCAGGGTGGCTTCATCTAATCCTAGTGTGGTGGCAAGGGGTATGTGGATTAACACCTTTTTAGAAACGGGAAGGGGCGGTATAACATTTATGATAAATGATTCGTGTAAGAAGGCCATCAATGATTTCATCAATCTAAAGGAGGCGGCAGACGGCACGAAAAACAAGGAAATGGATACTATCAATGGGGTTCGCTGTCAGAAAGTAGGACATTACTGTTTTGTAGGCGAAACAATAGTTACAACGATTTTAGGCGATTTGCCTATATCTCAGGTCATGGAGGGTAATTACGTGCTTACAAGAAACGGTTATAAAAAAGTATTAAAGGTTCACGATAATGGAGTGCAAAAAGTTAGCACATACAGAATAGGGGATAGGTTAATTACTTGTACGCCCAATCATTATTTTTGGACGGAAGAAAATGGATTTAAGGCAATAAAAGAATTGACATATTGGACTACTTTTTGTATCTTGGGCAGAAATAACAAATTATGCAAAAAGAAGTTATTACCTACAATGGCAGAACGTTCATCAGATACCCTAATTCAAAAAACAGGAGCGAAAGAGAGTATTATCACGGATGGATTAATAAAGGACGCAGCCGCAAAAAAGAACGATTACACCGGTATATTTATACTCAAGAGGTTGGGGAGATACCTAAGGGGTATCACATTCATCATGTTGATGGAAATTGCCAAAACAACGCAATTAGCAATTTACAATGCGTTAAAGGAGGTGAGCATATTAGACAGCACCTATTTAATGCAAGCGATGAACAAAAGGCACATAGAATTGCTATCTTACGAGATATTGCAAGACCAAAAGCAAGCGAATGGCACGCATCGGAAGTTGGCAGGGCGTGGCATCGAGAGCTTGCTGCAAAAAATAAAGAAACAAATAAGCACACGGGCATATGTGAGGTCTGTGGTAAGGAATATACTTCAACACATGGCGGTGTTACCAAGTATTGCTCAGGTAAATGCAGAAAAAGAATTGCTGCTAGATGGCTACGGGAAAGACGAAAGGCGAGTGTATGATTTGTCTATTCAAGACAATCACGAATACATAGCTAATGGCATTTTAGTATCTAACACAGACCTCGTCGATTATCTATTTTGCTTTGCTTTCGCCCAAGAATATGCGGATTATCAGCGAGGCGGGATAGTAACCAACCCAATGACAGGGAAAAATGTATCAAAACATGGTTATTAGTTTATATGTTAATTATTTGCACCTAGGTTAATTATCAATATGTTAGTCTAAATTGCTCGTATTGTAAAACAAAACAGATAATGCACTTGTTTGTAAGGAATAATTGGCATTGAAATAATTTCCCTATATTTGTAGCCAAAGTGCCAAAATGCCTTATCTATTCCGTCAGGACTTCACACGTTTAATTCAAACAGATGCCCTTAATCAGATTATAGGCAGCAACTTAGATATACTTGATGAGGAGATAAACGCAGCGTGCGAATTGGCTAAGTCAATGCTTAGACCTCGTTTTGATATCAGCACAGAATTTAGAGAAACATTAGCATGGAATTTAGGGCGAAGTTACTACGCCGGAGAGCGTTACTACTTAGATGCGCCCGTATATCAAGAATCAGATACTTACTACTATTCTATGCCCTGTATTCAAGGCACAGATTTTTATATTTGTATTGTAAGCGAAACAACAGGTCCTTTTGTTTCGGGCGATTGGCGCAAGGTAAATAAAAGGTATAAGGTTTACTATGCTAAGTACCCTCATCCTGTATTCGATTATAAGACTGTTTACAAAATTGGCGATATCGTATGGTGGGCTGATAAGGTTTACACAGCACTAAAACCAACGGTAGTAGAAAATCATGCAAGCGACCTGCAGTATAGGAACGTGGAAAATATACCGATTGGTAATGTATTCCCGGACGATGCAACTAATGGGCTAAGTTATTGGGGCGCAGGAACAACCTACTATGTAATGGCTAGTATCGCTCCTGACGAAACCGACTACTATATTTGCGGTGATAACAGGGATTTGAGAATCAAAACAGCCTGTATAGATATTGCCCTATATGAACTAAATGCACGCCTAGCACCTGCCAACGTCCCAAAAGTAAGAATGGAACGTGCCAAAGGAGCGGAGGAGGAGAGAATAGCGGGCGATAAGGGTTTTATCTACCCAATTACCTGCGCACTTGGATACTTACAGGCAGTTGAAAGGGGCAATGTAACGCCTTCGCTTCCGTTATTACAACCCGATCAAGGCATGAGGATTCGTTTTGGTGGCGGGGTAAAAAAAATAAATAGCTACTAATGGCTTCACTCATACAAAGACTGTCTAACTTCATATCCCCTACCACGATAGGCACGCCCTTATCTACCAATGTAAGCACGGACGTTAATCTGCTAAAAAAGGATTTGAGCAATGCCATATTCCCTGCGCAAGTTCAAAGGATAAGACAAGATGTAAGCACTTGGAGGGATGCGGCCAAACAAGCGGAATCAGCCTTTTATCCGTGGAGGACGAAGCAGCAGATACTTTATATTGACACGATTTTAAACGGTCATGTAAAGGCTTGCATGAGTAAGCGAAACAACCTGACCATGTTAAGGGCGTGGAGTTTTTACAATGGCGAAACAAAGGTAGATGACGAGTCTTTAGAAGCGATATTTAAAAGTGAATGGTTTGAAAAATACTTGACCTATGTACTCGAAAAAGAGGCATACGGGTACAGCTTAATCTCATTGGGAGATATAAAGGGCGATGCTTTCCCGGATATAAAAAGCATCAAGCGTTGGAACGTCAGCCCGGATAGATACGAGGTTTTGACATTTCAAAACATGCCGGGAGGTTATAAGTTTTTAGAAGAACCTTACAGAGATTGGCACGTTTACTGCGATACGCCAAGCGATAACGGCAGCAGTCCAACGGGATACGGTTATCTTTATTCAGTTGCTCTTTATGAGATATTCCTTCGAAACTTATTAGGTTTTAATGGTGATTTTGTAGAGTTGTTTGCACAACCTTTCAGAGTAGCCAAGTCGAGCAAGTCAGGAAAAGAACGTGAGGAATTGTATGATGCTATCCGAGATATGGGGAGTAGTGGATTTACTGTTATTGACTTGAATGACGAAATCGAGTTTTTGGAAACGGCATTAGGTGGAACGGGTTACAAGTCCTATGATAATTTTGAAGCTAGGCTTGAAAAGAAAATCAGCAAAATTATACTTGGACACTCGGACGCTATGGATAGTACGCCCGGTAAACTTGGTTCACAGCAAGGAAACGAAGATAATCCAGTGAGTAATGCTTTAGATGAAAAAGCTACAACGGATGGCAGGTCGGTTGAGAATAATGTGAACAATCTTCTTATCCCACGTATGCGCAACTTAGGATTCAATATTCCTGACGGCCTTACTTGGAAATTGGAGAATGACAAGGAAAAGATGGAACTGCGAGAGAATGAAGATAAGAACAATGCAGTAACCGTATCCAATATTTATCAGTTAAAACAGGCGGGCTTTACAGTTGATCCGAAATACATTGAAGAAAGGACGGGTATCCCTGTAAGTATTGCGCCTACTGTGGCTCCCAATCCTGACATGACGGATAATCTAAAGAAAAAAGTATCGAATATTTATAAAAACTAACACTAACACCCATGATTTTTACACCAAAGGTAGGAATGCGCTTTATTACTGGCGCAAATATGCGACCAAACATCATTTCAACACAGGATATTTTTGAGTTTGAAGTTGTAGAGCATACACTTGATGAAAGATTTGTAAAATTAAAAAATCATCTTGGAGAATTGTTTTGGATAGCAAGTTCAGGCATCGAACCTATGGTTGTTTTGGAAGATGCAAAGCAAAGCGACTACGAAAGAGGGTGCGAAGATACTGCACGTAAAATGATGTGTTTGCCATAATGAAATTCTCCAAAAAGCAGATAGATGATTTAATGAATGGTGTCTTTGACGGCACTATTGACTACAATAATCTGCCTAAGGATTTGTACCTTGCTATTGCCGGGTATCTGAAAAAAGGGCTATATGAAGGTTACGGTGGAACATTAGCCGACTTTGATGGGCATGATTTAAAGATGCTCAAAAGCCTACGGGAAAATGTGTACCTATTTTCAGGGGCTAAAACCTTTCAGCAGGTCGAGGCCTATAAGGCACTTCTGACTGATACAGGCGGGCTTATTTCGTTTAAGGAGTTCCGAAATGCAGCACAGGAAACCTACGACCTGTTTAATGTTGATTGGGCATTGACTGAATACAATACAGCAATAGCACAAGCACAAAATGCAGCTAAGTGGAATGATATAGAAGCAAACAAAGATGTGCTGCCGATGCTTAGGTATTCAGCTATTGGTGATGCTTGCGCTATTTGTCAGCCATTGGATGGAATTGTAGCCCCTGTGGATGATGATATATGGGATACTATCATGCCTGAAAATCATTACAACTGCAGGTGCATTGTCATACAGGAAGATGCGGACGTTCAGCCAACGGAAGGGAATCAAGATATAGTTGATGACGTAAGCGAAAAAATGCAGGACGTGTTCAAGTCCAACGTAGGCAAGACGGGCGATATCTATGACAAGGCGCATCCGTATTTCGATATTCCAAAAGAATACCATAATTTAGCAAAGGAAAACTTTAATCTACCAATACCTAAGAATGATGAATAAAAGCACGGGTTACATAAGCATAGATGCCGTTATAGCGTGTATGCTTCATTGCAGAAGGTTCAATAAAAGAATCAAAACTATCCGTCTTTGTCATTCGTGGTGGTATGAGTTTTCCGAGTACACCAAAAGAACGGCTCCTGATTACAAGTTCAATAAAGATGAGGGCATTATCTTGCATGGGGTAGTTATTGTTGAAGGTCATGCGTTCCAAATAGAGAAATTGGAATACGATTTATTGGAGGCTAAAAAACCTGCACTTGCGTAATGGAAAACAACAACGCTGCCAAATTCGCTGCCATCAGTAAAGCGTTAAATGAATTACCTAGGACGCTACCTATTGAATTGGGGGCTATTGGCGTGCGGGAGTTTGTGGGCAATTTTACTAAGCAGGGTTATAGTGGCGCACCGTGGAAGGAAGTACAGAGGCGAACACCCGGCACTAAGGCGTATAAGTACCCTGCTCGTCCTAAGTCAAGCGCAAAGACAAGACCGATATTAGTAGGTTCGGGTACGTTGCGCAGGGCTGTTAATGGCAGTACTAAAGAAACAAGTTTAAACAGGGTAGTTTGGCGTGTGGAATTGCCTTATGCTAAGGCGCAAAATGGTGGAACAGATAAGATTCCCGCACGTCCATTTATGGGATTTTCAAAAGAACTGATACAGAAATTAGACGATAAAGTAAACCAAAGAATAAAACAAGCCCTAAGTGCCACTACTTAAAGATATAATTATTGAGTTACGAGATGAGATAGGCTCCATGTTCATTACTACCGGTGATGGCGAGGTGGTAGACATCAAGTCTGTCATGTGGAATAACCAATTAGAGCGTGTTAAAGCGGGTGAACTTACTTTGCCACGCTATCCTTGCGCTTACTTAGAGGTGTTGCCGCAACAATGGGAAACTTTGGGCAGAACATACTTGGCCGCAAATGTTACTTTCAGAGTGCATTTGATTCATCAGGAATTTGACGCTATGGACGGCACTCAAGATCAAAACATGAATGTATTTGATTTGCGCAAAAGGTTATTGCAGTTTTTTTCATTATATAAGGCAGACGGATGCGGGCGAATGGTTCCTGTAAATGAAGAACAGGACTATGCTCATGATAACCTTTACCACTACATTATAGATTTTAAAGCGCATGTAATTGAAAGCAGTATCTTTGCAAATACAGGTAGTAGCGGTTCGTTTATTGTAAAAGAGCCGACAACTGATTTAGATTTAACGGTAGAAAAACAACACTAATGGCTAGGTCAGTCGAAGAAATAAACGATTATTTGAAAGTGCAATTAGTTGCGCAGTTTGCATCTGTGGGCATTACTATTGACACCACAACATGGAGTAAGCGCAACTATATGCGCAACTTTTTATGGGTGTTCGCCATAGCACAAAACTACTTTGAGCAGTTGCAAGATTTGTTCATTCAACAAGTCGAAGCCATACAGGTAGCAAGTCATGGGGCAAGTGCCGCATGGATTCAGTACCAAATGATAAACTTTTTTCAGTACTCGGCAACGGTTCCGCAGTATCTTATCATTTCAGCAGGTGTGTATTCCTATCCTATCATCGACCCAACGCTGCATATCATTGCGGCTTGCTCGGTTACAACAGGATTAAGCGGACGGGTTTATATTAAGTGTGCGCAGATGGTGAGCGGTTCATTGGCAGCATTAGACGGTAGTATGGTAAGCGCAGCACAGGGATTTATTAATCTCACAGGCGATGCGGGTATTTACTATACGGTATCAAGTGCCGACCCTGATAGACTTTATATTGATGCGAACATTTACTACAAGGGGCTTTATGCAAGTACTATTCAAGCGGACGTTATATCTGCTATCAATGCTTTCCTTGCAAATCAAGGGGTAGTAAATTTTAACGGCAATATTGAATTGACTGATTTGATACGAGCGATAAAAGATGTGCCGGGCGTGAATGATGTAATACTGAACAACGTAAACGGCAGAGCTGCTACAACGGCTTTCGTGGACGGTACGGGCATTGTAGTAACGCAACAATGGATAAACAGACAATGGGCAACTATTGCAGGTTATATAATAAGTGAGGACGATACAGGGCATACATTGGCTGATTCACTAACCTTTAATGCTGAATAGTGCCGACAATATTCGACATAGATACCGACCAACAGGCAGATGATTTGATGCCCCCGGACAAGAGGGGTGTTAGGTTTCTCGCTTTTGCTAAGGCAATTCTAAAACCTTTAGCGTGGTTAGTTAATTCAATATGGTACGGATGGAAGGATGGCACAGTACCAAGCGATTGGGCAGCAGGAACGTATTACAAGTATGACCAAGTTACATTTTTGAATCAAGTATTTGAATGTGTAGTAACTTCCACATCAACAGACCCGAGCAACTTAACTGACTGGCGGCTGATTCAGACTAATTTTATAGGGGTATCTGAAAGGCAATTATATAATGGCAGTAAGATTGAGTTGGAATATGCACTTAATAAATGGTTCCATACAACGTATAGGCAAGACCCTGCGGTTGCTGATATTAATATTGAAACAAAGCACGCTGAAATTGGGTACTTTATCACCGGAACGGGATTATATGATAGTAGCGTGGTTTATGCTACTGATTCAAGCGAGTATGTAGGTGTAGACCAATTCATCACACAAGCGGCAAATTTCAAGGTAAATATTCCGAGTGCTGTTTATGTTGCATTGGCTAGTGATGATGCCACACGAACACAAATAGTACGTAATTTTGTAAATAAGTACGTTATAGCAGGAGTTTATTATACAGTAGCACCATATTAAAAACATCATGGGAAAAAGAATAGATTACAGTTTCATCAGCGGAACAAGCGGGATGCCCTTTAAAAAAGGAACGTGGAAGCACTTGCAAGATGCTATTTTTGAGAATGACATCGCCTTAGTTGGCGCTATGTACGGGGCTGACATATCCGCATTGTCCGGGGGCTTCGTGCTTTATGGCTGTAATAACAATGGCAACACCACCACTTATGACATACGTGATGGGGCAATAGCTTACAATGGCAAGTTATATCAAGTAACGGGCAGTACGTTTACCGTAACGGGCGTACAAACTGCGGTTGCTAATATTGTTACCACGTATTACACGGATGCAACGGCAGACCCTACCACCTTCACAGATGGGGCGATTCACAACGTCCACGTAATTGAAAAAATTACTTTCCAAGCAGGAGCGGTAGGTAGTGGCATATTCAACTATTACGATTTACAATACCTGTACGCAAGTGAGCAGCCTATCTTTGTTGGCGATACGGGCGCACCTGCCTTTACTTCCCCATCAAACGTAGGTAACGACCCAACGGGAGTTTATGAGGTCTTAGGATTTCATCGCAGCACCCGTAATCACACATTAACCATTACAGGAACTATTAAGGTAATAAGCTACCCGGGTTCGGGAACATTTACCGTGTTTACATTGCCTGCAGGGTATAGACCTGCGCAAAAGGTTCCGTTTATTGTTTATATTTTTGGCGATTTGTTTACCAACGGAGTAGTGAACGAAGATGGCACGGTAGTTATATCAGGTGCAAGTCCGGGGTATTCAAACGTATATGTTCACATAACAGCAACATACTTCATTTAACATGAGTTCATCACACCAACATAAAGCTATTGTGTATCTTAAGCCTAGCCTAAGTGCTAAGTTAGAAAACTATGCCAAGCAAATGGAGGTGAGTAAGTCGAAGGTTTTAGTTCAGGCAGTTGAAAAATTATTAGCAGAAAAAAAATAGGGTGTTTTCATTTTCATAGGTGAGGCTCGTGCATTTATTGCACGGGCTTTTTTGTTGCCTAAAATAAAAGTAACTCACTTTCAATAGTTCCTTTTCCCTTCTTATGAACTTTGTATCAAATGTACTGCATAGACCCATCAGCCGAAATTCCAATCATGCTTATCAATAAGCATATAGGATTCGATGAAGAAGAAGGGCAGGGCATTAGCGGTTCTTTGTTTCAGGAGGAGTTACTACGACTTGATTCTATGGGCAAGGCTCGCATCGAGGTGTATATTAACAGCGTTGGAGGTTCAGTTTTGGAAGGCTACAATATTTGCAATGCAATATTGAAAACCAAAACACCGGTAGATACTTACAACGTAGGAATGGCTGCAAGCATAGCAGGCGTCATTTTCCTAATGGGTAGAAAAAGATATGCAGCCGATTATTCCATCTTCATGGCTCACAATCCAAGCGGATGCGATGACGAAGATTTCCTACAATCAATAAAAGACAGCTTAGTCAAATTGGTAAGCGCAAATTGCAGCTTAGATGAAAGCAAGGTCAGCGAGATAATGGAAGCTACCACATGGATGGATGCACAGGAATGTTTAGCTGCGGGAATAGCCACACAGATAGAAGTAACGTCCGACCAAAACAAGAAACACGCACCTAAGCCAAATGAAGCTAAGGCAAGGTGGAAGGAATACAGCACGATTGTAAATTCAATTTTCGATAAAAAACCGAACATGAACAAAGTAACCAATATTCTGAAATTAACTGACGGTAGCAATGAAGATGCTATCGTATCAGCTATTACAGACATCACCAACAAGCTAAATTCAGCTAACGAGGTGGTAAATGCAACTAAGGCAGAAAAAGACGCCTTGAAGAAAAAACTTGATGATGCGGAAGATGCTTACAATAAAATGAAAGCAGAGTACGACAAGATGAAAAACGATATGGACGAGGCCGAAGATGCTTTGAATGCCGAAAAGTGTTCAAACATGGTGAAGGGCTACGCTAAGGCAGGCCGTATCAAAAATGAAGCTGCAGTTATTGATAAGTGGGTTGCACTTGCAAAGAATGATTTTGAAGGAACAGAGGTTCTTATTAAAGAATTGCCTTTGAATAAAGCGGGTGTAATCATCCCGGAAACTGTGGACAATAAATCAGGCGGTGATCTTTCTAAGCCTGCAAACGTGGCTACATACATGGCTAAATTACGTAACAAACAAAACGCTAAATAAAGATGGCAATTACTATCAACCCAAATACATACGCTGGTAATTATGCTAGTTATATGTGGCTTCCTGCCGTGTTCGGCATGGATACAATCAACAAAGGACTTGTAAGCATTCACGATGGTATCAAGTATCGTGAGGTTATTGGGACTTTGGATTTTTCCAATCCTTTGCAGACAAGGGTTGCTACTCCTGCTCCAAACTCAAGCGGAACAACTATCGGTGAGCGTTATCTTGATGCTAAAGACATTATGATTTACTCCGAATTTAACCCTGCGGACTTTGAAGCGCATTGGTTAAGTGAGCAGTTAAGCCGTAAGTTGCTTGATGAAACATTGCCGATGGAAGTTGAAACATACATGACTGCAATGATTTTAAGTCGTGCAGGTGAAGGTTTGGAAACAAACATCTGGATGGGTTCAACAACCTACACAGCCACACCGGGTACTGCGGGCAATGGTCAGTTAGTATTTTTCGACGGGTTCCTAAAGCAGATGATTGCGGATGCTGCAATTAATCAATTTGCTTCGCCTAAGACATTGACAGTAGGTGTAACAGATGGCTCGCATACGAACATCGTTGATGCTTTACAAGGTCTTATTGACTTAGCAGCAGCAAACAAAAAAGCATTGCTTTCTAAGCCTACCCGCTATGAGAGAATGAAGTTTATTGTAAGTATTGCTACCGAGCAGATTTACCAAAACTACCTTGCAAACAGCACCACTTTCAAGAACAACAACACAACCGACAAGGGGATTAATAAATACTTGGGTTATGAGATTGTTGTAGCTGCGGGTATAGCTGATAACACAATCTTATTCTGTGAGGCGATTATGGAGCCGGACGGGGCATTGCACGTAGGGGTAAACACAATGGACGATAACACCGTTACATTGAACCGTGTACAAAACAACTCTGAATTATTCTTCGTGAAAGGATTAATGAAGATGTGTGTGAACTACAAAAACAGTTCTGAAATTTTCTTATTCACCACGCTTACAGCGGCAACATTTAACGCATAACATGAAAAAGATTCTAACCATATTGCTTTTAGCTTTTGCTTTTATTGCAACGGCATCGGCTCAATCCACAACTCCACGTTTTGGTACAACATCAAAACAGGATAATACTTACCGAGTATTGAACTTGGGCTATACTGCTATTGCAGATGTGGCCGGTAATGATACAATTTCTATTGCCCCCGCAAAGTATTGTAATTACTACCGTGCTTCACTAACTGATAGCGTTACGATTAAATTCAGTTCAGTAACTGGAAGCTATGCAGGGGATATTCTTTACTTTATTATATCCGGATCAAGCGGAACAAAAGCAAAGTTCATCACTACTAACACTTTGAACGCAGGTACAGCTACTTTATCTACCAATGGTAGAAGCATAATTACACTTCTATTTGACGGTGCTAAGTGGACGGAGGCATCACGAGTAACCCAATAGCACATATGGAAGACTTGAAAAAATACCTAACTGCGCATCCTGAAATTAAGGAGCTGTGGTTAAATGAACACAATAAGTTTTGCCTAAGCGCAAACAATCACTTTCCTAAGCACGTAACGAGGGAGGAAATATTGGGCGAAGACGATGGCAGCAGCGATGTGAAGTATGGCAGCTTGAAGATTGACGCATTAAAAACGTTGATTGATGACCGTAAAATTGAAGTAGGAACGGCTACGACTAAGAAGGAATTTATCGCTTTATTGGAAGCGGCAGACGGCAAATAAAAAACATACTATGGCACTTTCAGATATTAACTTTCAGCTTGGACAAGGTGCATTAGGCAGACCATTGCCGGGCGAAGATTACATTAGCGGATTCTTGACATACATTAATAATGGTGATTTACCTTCGGGCTTTACCACTACTAATCGCATCAAGCAATTTTATAGTATAAGTGATGCTGAAAATGCAGGGATTTTAAACGACTATTCAGACGCTACGGCTGCACAAGGTCAGATAGTGGTAGATACTATTGGCTCCAATGGCGATAAAGCCGTTGTAAGTGTGGTAGAAATAAGTCCTAGTGGCGTTACTCGTACTGTGGTACTTTGTACTTACATTAAGGCATCGACAGAAACTACCGAGAATCAAGTATCTGACGCTATGGCCGTTTTGATTAACGCAGGAACTATCACTCACGGTTATTCTGCTGTATCAACTACCGGAACTATCAATTTAGTATTCCCTAAGCGTTTGGGTATCTATCCGAACACAGGAAGCCCAATCGTAACTACAATCACCGGGACAATATTCTTAATTCTTTCTCAGCCCGGAGATTATATCGCAGGTACTTACAGTAAACTTGCTATATGGCATTATCATATTGCCGAGTTTTTCCGTCAATCGCCAAGCGGTATTTTGTTCTTTGGATTCTTTGCTTTTCCTGAACCTTACACATATACCGAGATTACCACTATGCAAGACTTTGCTGATGGCAAACTTCGTCAGATTGGTATCTTTAAGAATGATTACTTTAGCGATACTTCAGAGTTTACTGTTATCAATACAGTATGTGAGGCAAATGCAACTGACCATGCTCCTTTAAGCGCATTGGTAACAAGCAATATAGTAGGTGGTGACTTGAATGTAGACCTGCCTTCACTTGCTACTTTGACTGCGAATAAAGTTTCCTTTATCATTGGTCAGGATGGCGCAGGACAAGGTAATTACCTTTATTTGACTTCCGGGATTAGTATATCTCAGCTTGGATGTGCATTAGGTGCGGTTGCTGCGGCAAAAGTATCTGAATGTATCGGATGGGTTGGAGGGTTTAATTTGTCGGACGGTTACGAGAATGAAGTATTAGCATTCAGTAATGGGCAGTCTTACGCTTCTATAAGTGGACTGATTGCCTTACAAACGGCACTTGATACTAAGCGATATATCTTCGCTCGTAAGTTCAGAGGCAAAAACGGTTCATACTTTAACAGCGACCACACGGCTATTGCGCCAAGTTCCGACTATGCCTATATTAGAGATAACCGGACTATTGATAAGGCTATCCGATTACTGTATGCAGGTAAGTTACTGAATGACCTTAACGGGGAGATTGACTTGCAAGGTAATGGCTATTTGACAGCACCTCAACAATCAATCTTTGAAAGCGATGCGAGTACGTCTTTAGACCAAATGGTGAGAGATGGCGAGATTTCAGCTTATTCAGTAACGGTCAATCCAAATCAAGATGTACTTACTACTGGAACATTAGTAGTGGGCGTTAAGATTTTACCTAATGGCGTGGCAAGGCAGATTGTGGTTCCAATTTCATTCACTCGATCAATTTAAACTATGGCAACTCCACTCATAAACGGTATTAATGGCGCATGGAATGATGTAACGGTAACGGCTAATGGCCGCATACTTATTGGCATCACGGCTATTACATACAATGTAAAGCAGAAAAAAGAGAATAACTACGGTACGGGTGCTGAACCTGTAAGTAGAGGCTATGGCGCTGTTGAATACGATGGCGGGGAAATGGAACTTTACTTCGAGGAGTGGAAGAAATTTATTGCTGATTCACCTGCAGGTAATCCGTTGCTTGAACCACCTTTTACTATTGCAGTAACATTTGGGAATAGCGCAAGTGCCATCAAAAAAGACGTACTTCTTATGTGCGAGTTCACAGAAAACAACATGAGCACCAAACAAGGCGATACAAAAATCATGGTTAAAGTACCATTTGTGTACGCCGGTATATTAAGATAAAATGGAACAAACAGAAAACACCACCTTTACCGAAGAACAATTAGCGGCTATTCAAGCGAAAGCTGATGAACTAACGGAAAGGGAGAAAAGAAAAGTGCATTACTTTGTTACCCCACATCACACAACGGGCGAACCGATTGTTGCTTACGTTAAAGACCCTCCGTACTTAGGTAAGTTGGTATTCTTGGATGAGATTACCGGTAAAGGGGCTATCATGGCCGGCAATAAGTTAGCTGAGCAGAATATCTTAGCAAAGGATTCACACCCGTTAATGAGTGGCAACGATGCGGCAAGCGAGCCTTACAGATTAGGGTTGGCGGTTGCTTGTGTTTCGTTATTGGAGATGTATAGTGCGGAGTTTAAAAAAAAATAGCTGAATTTGAAATTGATTCAATAGATTCAGCAGATAGTATAAAACGTATGAACGCACTTATAAGGTGCGTTTTGCGTTTGAACCCTAGTGAATTGGATTCTGATGAATGGCATGAGGCTTGGGCGCAAGTGAAGTTTTATTTAAGTGTAGCGAGTAACGTAAAGTTTGAATAATGGACGATAAGACTCTAGAATATGTACTACTATTAAAGGATGAAATGTCGGGCAAGTTGGCCGATGTTGAAAAGCACGTACAGGGATTAGACAATAAAATAAAGGGAGTACACAAGGGCGCCCACGAATCCGCTGTTGGGGGCATAAAGGAAATGGTTACGGGCTTTATGGAATTGGCTGTGGTGGAGAAGGCTGTGGAATTTATAGGCGAGTTTTTAAATAGTTCCAAAGAAGCATACAACGAATCGGCACAGGCATGCGCACAGCTTAACGCTACGATGGAAGCCACGCATAATATTGCCAATCTAAATAGAGAAGCATTAGACGCACAATCAGCCGCTTTAATGCGCACTACCTTATTTGACGATGATGATATCACCCGGGCGCAATCCGTACTAGGTACGTTCACATCTATTAAAGACAAGGTTTATATGGATGCTATTCCTGCCATCACGGATTTAGCTACTAAGATGGGAGGCGATTTGCAAGGGGCAACGGTTCAGATTGGCAAGGCTTTGAATGACCCAATACAAGGTATGAATGCGCTTAGGCGTGTGGGGGTATCGTTTAGCGATAATCAAAAGGTAGTAATCAAAAGGCTTCAGGAAACAGGCCACCTAGCCGAGGCGCAAGCTATAATCTTAAAGGAATTGCAAACAGAGTTTGGCAATTCAGCTAAGGCAGCAGCAGAGGCAGGAACAGGTGCGCTCATAGTAATGCAGCACAGGTTCCAAAATATTAAGGAGGTTATAGGCGAAGGCGTAGTAAGTATGCAAGTGTTCGGGGCAAAGGCTGTCGAAACATTCATAAGTAAAAATTACGGCATTACCTTTGAAAGGGTAGAGGAATTTCTAAAAGAAAAGCTACCTATTGCGCTTGTGTATATGCAAAAGGCGGTTGGTGCTGTTTTGGCCTTTATCGCTCCTATTGCGCAGGTTATCTTTGCTAACTTCCACGCTACGCATGCGGCGGTGAAAAGGGTATTTGACACTCTAAAAAGTTTCGGGGGAAGCGGTATAAACATATTCTCCATACTCGGAAAAGTCGTAGGTTTTTTGTTGGATAAAATGTTTTTTATAGCTGTTGCTCTATACACGGCCATAAGTTATTTAGTTCAATTTTATGGGATGTGGCTTCACATCATCAAGAAAGTGTCTGACTTCGTTGGAATTACGGCTGTGATAAAAGATGCTTGGAATTTGCTTACACAAGCTTTCCAATGGACGTATGAGAATGTTATACAGCCTATGATTGCAGGATTAAAAGAGGCAGGCGATTGGCTTAGTAAGTTAGCGGGAACAGATACAACGGTAACGGTCAATAAAGAGGAGGGCAAGCAAGAAAAAAGCTGGCTTGATGGATTGCTTGGCGAAGGCGGGGCGAAAGTTCCTGCGGTGGATGGATTGGGTAAGGACATAGCACCTATGGCAACGGGAAGTAAAGCAACGGGAACAAAAGCCACCACTATAAATATTACCATCGAGAATTTGGGTAAAGAAATCACCATCCAAACCACGAATTTAAAGGAAGGCACAGCGCAGGTGAAAAACATGATTAGTAATATGTTAGCAGAGGCGGTCAATGATTCTCAAATCTTAATCGGACACTAATGAAGGAACTGTATAAATCACCACTCGGAACACCGGTATATGCGGATATTACGTTCAAGGCAGTTACATATACTGCGCCTGATGGGAAAGTGTATAACACCGAAAAACAGACCTATATAACCGTACTTATCAGCGTTACGATTCCAAAGATTATTATTAAAACGCAGATTCAAGGTTCGGACGGATCCATTAAAGAGTATATAGGTCAAGATGATGCTCAGGTATCAATTAACGGTGTCATCACAGGTAGCAATGGAGAATACCCTTCCGAAGATGTGGCGAAGCTAAATAACATGATTCAGGCAAGAGTGCCTATCCCCGTAGTGTGCGAGTTCCTTAATTCTAATTCGATGGGGATATATAATTTAGTTATTGAAAGCGCATCACTTCCACAAGAGGCGGGGCGCATATCCCAACAGGCATTTACTTTAAATTGTATTTCGGACACCCCAACAGAAATAGACTTTATCAATGCTTGACGTATATAGTCAATTACAGTTCACACAGCTTCCGAGCGTAGCCAACCCCAAGCATAATAGGCGGTTTAACATCAACTTTTGCCATAAAATTGAAGCCGAGGATAGCTGGGAAGATTTCACGAACAACGCAAAAATAACTTTACCTAAAGCATTAAGATACGCAGGGAAATACGGGGTTCATGATAATCTAAAAGGGGTAAACGTAAATATTGGAGGATTTGATTCCGACCCTTTATTCCTTAAAGGGGATAAGGTGGATATAATTACCGGGTATAAATATAGGGATGGTAACGGCAACGAAAGGTTGCAAAGCAATAAGATTTTTACAGGTTACATTTCAAATGTAGGAAGTGGTACGCCTATCGAGTTAGAGATGGAAGATAATATGTGGCTGCTAAAACAGATACCGGCTCCTACTAAATGTTTTCCATCCACAACAAC